GATGACGATGATGACGAGATAGACCAGCAATGCGACCATGTCAGTCTCCTATTCGCCTATTGGCGGGGGCACGTCGCTGAAAAAATAGAGCGCAAGCACCGCGATCACGAGGGCCACGAATATCGCGGCGGCACCGTACCGATCATACCGCATGGCTAACCCTCTGGAGCATCGACCGCCTGCGGCATCGGCTCCGGGATCGGATGGATGACCTTGTCCGGCTTGCCGTCGTAGTCGGCATCCGTGATGTTCTGGAACAGCAGTGACTCACTGGCGCGCCGCCGCACCAATCCCGGCAGCACCTTACCGCCGCCTTTATTCCATTTATGGAACTCCAGGGCAGCGCCCTCAAAGTCGCCGGCGTTTACTTTTTTGAGGAGAGTGCTTTTGGCGAGATTTCCTTCTCCGCAGTTGTAGCAGAAGGAGACGAGGGCGTCGAACTGCCATGGCTTGAGAGGCACTTTGACAAGTTTACGTACAGCTCGCTCAAACGTCCCCATGTCTTCCAGAAACGCTTGATCGCACTCTTCCATCGTCCATCGAGAGTCGGCATTGAACTCTCTCCCGTGATGATGAGTATGGCCCCAACAAATCGTGAGAACTCCAGCAGGGCAATGATACGGTTGATAATAATCGCCAACTTTCTTCAAACAGCCTTCGTAGTGCTTGATTAAATTGGCACCAGCAACCGTAAGCACCCTGTCTTTGTTCATGGCTTTGCCGACGGGTTGATGGATAATTGCCTGGTCATGATCTCAGTCACCCGATTGAGCGTGTCCTTGTTATCCCGCGTCGTGCTCTCCAACACCGTCAACCGGTTGTTGATCTCCTGGAGGTGCGGTGAACCACGCACCTCCAATGTATTCACCCGCGTTTCCAGTCGAACCATGTACGCTACCGTGGAAATCGACACGGCGCCAATGGCAATCGCCTGCGCTATGAGGAAAACGACTAGCGCCTGATTGTCCTGAAACCACGATCTTACCTTGTCGATCACCATCCACCCCACTAGGATGCGCAGCGGGTCGGTGCTTCCACACCGCCCGCTACTTGACCTCGAACCGTGTGGAGCGGATCGATGCCCGACCACCATATTACTAAAGTGCTGCCTCCTGTCGACTACTTACGTTCTCGCCTAGACTACGATCCGGAAACCGGAAAACTGTATTGGAAACATTGGCATCGAGAACATTTTTCAACGAAAAATGCATGGGCAATATGGAACAGCAGATTTGCTACAAAACGAGCCGGTACAGCATTAGGCACCAAAGGTTACCATGTCATCACTATCGATAGAATTCCGCAATTAGTTCACAGAGTAATCTGGAAACTAACCACGGGTAATGACCCCTCTGTCAGCATCGACCACATCAACAACAAACGAACCGATAACAGAATTACAAATTTACGACTCGCCACTCCTACAGAGCAACAATGGAACCGCCGTTTAGGTAAAAATAACACATCAGGATTAAAGGGCGCATTTTTTGTAAAGCGAACCGACAAATGGGAAGGACAAATAAAGATACGTAGAAAGCAGCATTATCTTGGCACATTCAATACTCGCGAGGAAGCAGCAGCGGCTTATGAAGCCGCCGCCCGCAAATTACACGGCAGATTTTATCGGCCCACCTAACGGTTGTCCGCGAACCAAGAGCGGACGCTCGTCATCATGGCTCACTTCTTGCGGCCCAGCTTGGCCTGGCCCTTGCGGTCCTCGGCCTTGTCCTGTGCGGAAGTCTCGTAGTCCTTGAGCGAGACGCCCTTGCGCTTGGCGCCTTTCTTGTCTTCGGCCAAATCAGCTTTAGACCCTTCGTACTTGCGCTTGAATACCATCGGCATGCTCCGTTGCCTGATAGTTTAAAAACATGGACGCATCATGATTGCAGGGACCATACCACCGAATCGGCAACTGCGGGTAGCGTTCTTCGACACGGCAAAGGGTGTTGACCTCCCAACTCAGGTTACCGGTCTCCCGCAGATGGCGCTTGCACTCGTCCCTCATCACAGCGGCGAGCGCGGCGGCGTGCTCGTGCGGCACGACCATGAGGCCCCCGCAGAACCGCCAGCACGGGTAGCGATCGTCGTATTGGTAGTTCCTCTCCCAGCAGCCCGGGATGGCGATGGCTTCTTCGGCCGCAGCGCCGGCCATGAAGCCCTCGATCACGCCGGCGGTCATGCCCGGCAGGTGGAAGATGCCGAGATCGATCCAGACGATGACGTCGGCGCCGGGAACCAGATCGGCGGCGTCCGCGATGAGCTCGGACTTCTCCGCCTGTACGATGTGGTAGGCGAGCGAGTTCTTGGCCGGGTTGTCGGCGGTCGAGTGGGTCACCGGCCCGTGCCATTGCAGATGCCGGTAGAGCCAGCACGCCTCGAGCGCGGTGTCGAGGCGCAGCAACTTGATGTCGGCTGCGGCCAGTTGCGCGCCGAGCCTTTCGTAGTCCTGCGCCGGGCGGGGATGACCGGGGATTGGGATAAAGCCGGTGACGGCCAGCACGCTCATCGCGGCTCCTCGATGAACCGTAAAACCTCCTGTAGATCTAACACACAAACCCAGGCCTCGCGGTCCATGACGCCGAAACTTGCCATCAACAATCCCTCCCCATCGGGTTCGTGATCGACGTACTCATCGGGGAAGTAGGCCAGGCCGGCTGCGAACTCGATCTGCTTGTCGTGGAACACGAACGGCGGCGAGAGCCGGATGCCTGCACCATGCACCATAAGGGCGAACCGGTGCTGGTAATAGCGGTTGGACCGGCCTGGGATCGTCCTCGCCTCATGCACCAGGCACAGGAGCCCTCCAGGAACTTCGATGACCTGTGACCCTCCGCTTATGTGGCTGACATCGAAGCCAGGATCATAGCTGTTGAACACGCTGCCATCGACCTTGAGCGCCGTCCCAAGCCGATAAATGAAATACAAATTGTCCCCGTCGACCAACGGCATCCAATTCTTTTCGTGTTTGCGTTCCTTGGGCAAAATCCGCGTCCAAGGCTGGCCGCGCGCGTTGAGCGGGACCATGACCTGCTCGCACCAGCCCTCGGGGTTCAGTTCGCGCACGTTCGAGATCGTCCACAAGCCGCCCTGCCATTCGAACAGCCGGCAATCCTCCAGGCCGCGCACCGGATGAAACTTCGGTTCCGGCCAATTCTCCGGCAATGGCAGTTCATTTACTGCGGTCAACTCCAGATCATCGGATAGATGCACCAGATAATTGCGGGTATTGATAGGATTGACAAACCAATCAGGACTGCAAGTGCCATCCTTACCCCGGATCGCATACACCCCCTCCGGCGTGATCGTGTAGTTGACGGCGCGCACGATCGCCATCGGCTTGCCTTGGTGGTTGATGATCGATGGATTGGTCGCGGCGTAGCCCTCGGCGATCTGGGGTTGAAGTCGGACGGATCGAGCGGAAGGAACATGGTCCACCAGCGGTTTGAGGTACCAATACAGATTGCTCATGGCCTGCTCGCTGCCCTCGAGTGCCAGATCGTTGCAGACCTGCGCGCCGCGGTCGCGGATTTTACCGCCTGCGTAGTAGGCGCAGATCGAGAACTCCTCCCGACAGCCCGATTTGTAGACGAAGTTGTTGACGAACAGCTGGTCGTCGGGCCGCTTTATCTGCATGCCGGCTTCCGAGAACAGCAGGCTCGAGTGGTTCTCGCCGCGCTCCCTGAAGAACCTAGCTGCGTCATACAGCACTTCGGCCCGCGACGGACGCATCTGATAGGCGTGCAGCATCTCCCAAAGGAACTCCGCATGCCGTCCTAAATTGCCAAGCGCGTGAGCGTAATGCAGCTGCGCGTTCCAGCGTTCTTCGGCGAAGCCACCGAGAGAGGCGCGGATCTTGTAGTGCTCCGCAGCCTTCGACCAATTTTTAGCGTCGAAATATGATTGGCCTAAATAAAAATGGGCGCGCTGTATGAGACCTTCATTCGTCTCGGTCTTCAGCATATCTTCGAGCAGCTTGATGTCCCGCTCGAATTTCCCCGGCCTGTTGTGCCCGTCGGCGTGGTCCTTGAACCAGATGCCGTCGATATTGCCCGCCGTGGGCACGTCTAAAAATTCGTGCGTGGGGCACTTATAGTCACCGGTAGCCTTGCGGCTCAGTATGCGCCGGTTCCAGTAGTTCAGTGTTCCGGCAACCTGCCGCACGTCGTAAGCGAGACCGCCGTTGAGCTGCCGCTTCCAGTCGGGATCGTCGACAACCAGGGCCATGTCGGCGTCCGATAAGACCAAGTAGTCCCACGGCAGATGGCTCGCACGCGCAAAGGCAAGCGCCTCGTTGCGCGCCTGGGCGAAGTCGTGAAACACCGTATGTTCGATCTCGACCGTTTTGCCGGCGTCGGCGAACGCTTTCTTGACGATATCAGGCGTGCCGTCGGTCGAACCGGTGTCGACCACGAGCCCGTAGTCGACATGCGGCAGAATGCCGTCGAGGCAGCGCGATATGATCGCTGCCTCGTTCTTGAGGATCGCGGACCACCCCAGCTTCACGCGTGCTTGCGATGCTTGACGATCGCGTCGATGATGTCGCCCTTGTTCCAATGCTCACTGACCTCGGCACCCTCGCTGGCAGCCACGCTCAGCAGTTCGTCCTTGGTCATGTCGTTGAGTTGCGCCTTGGTCGACCTGGTTTCACCCACACCGAACACGCCGCCGGTGGCGCCGGTGACGCCCTCGCCGCCGCCGGCGGTGCCGGGAAGCTCGGTGACGGTCAAAACGTCGATCTCGTCGCCCGGAGTAGCGGTGGCGTTGGCCACGACCTGATGAACCGCATCCTCGCGGTGCAGCGCCTCGATGGTCTCGACGGTGGCAGCGTGGGTAACGCGGGATTTAACCTCATAGGACGGCATGGGACGTACTCCTCTCTGGTTAAGATCGAATGGTTGCTTACGAGTTCTCTACCCTGGCGGCCCCCCTACAGGCACCGGCGGTCGCGCTCCTGGGCCCGGAGGCGCGGGCTGATTCCCAACCAGACTAGTCGGCATGGTATTGCCTTGCGACAATGGTGATGGCTGGTTGCCCTGCGTTTGGCGCGCCATCTGGTCCATGCCGCCGCCCGGAGCGCCAGACCCGGAAGCGCCGAGAGGACCCAACGGCGCCCCACCGGTCAGGGCTGGAAGGATGCCGCGCTGGCCGGACGGGACGCCGGCCTGGCTGGCCAGGAGTCCGGCGGTCAAGTCGCTTGTTATTTTTTGCGTTGCCAGCATCACTCCACTTTGGATCCCCTGTTCCACTTTTTGGCTGAGCGCCTGCTGCTCGCCGCCGCCTTGCTGCTGTTGCTGGAGTTTTTCGAGATCGTCGTCGGACGGTACGATTTCGTCGCCGTCGAGCCCGATGGTCTGAGCGACGCTGCGAAGCACCGCGCCACGGCCCTTGATTCCGATGATCCCCATGTCGATTGGATTCGCCGTGCTTTGAAGAAACTCTACCTGACGCTGTCGCTGGGTTTCACGCTGAATAGCGACGCTCACTCCTTGCACCGAAACATTTTCCTCGCCAGTCAAAAGCCCGGTCGTATCACTGAGCAACACCAGATCGACGAGCTGCTGCAGTGCTCCTTCAAATATCTCGCGGTCTACGTTAGAAGCAACGGTCTGGAGAATCTTTGCCGCGTTGTTCATCAGCATGGCCAAACCGGATGCGGTGCGTCCTGCGCCGCCACCGGGCTGGCCGCCGATGTATTTGGGGATTGCCGAGATGTCGTCCGCTAGATCGACAAAGGCCTTGAAGACGGTCAGCAGGTCTTGCGCGTTCGACTGCGGCTGGAAGAATTCAACCGGAGGTTTACTATTATTTCCAACCGGGTCGGAGGACGCGTGAAATCTCTTCCAAGGATACAGTTCCTCAACATTGTCCTCGGGCCGGACGCGATCGTCATTTATGACCACCATCGGGCCTGAGGAAATGGAGAGATTGTTGACCAGCGAGCGGAGCGTTGCGTTAGCAACGTCTTGTAGATCGGCGATCATGTCGACGAGGCCGTTGCCGACGGGGGTGCCGGGGACTTTCTCGAAGCTGGTCATGTAATAGGGGTGTCTCGCCCGCGGCGAGGGGGAGAGGTTGGCCTTGATGATGTGGCTGCCGATGACGTAGGCGTCGATGTGGTAGTCGCGCAATTCGTCGGCGATGCCGGGCATGCCGTAGTCCTGCAGGAGGCGGCCCTGGACGTTGCCGTGGAACTCCATTTGGTTGATGAGGCCGGAGCGGTTCCAGGCGGGGTTCTCGCGGCTTTCCAGCACCGAGCGTTCGGCGTCGGTGGTGTCCCAGTTGTCGTAGAGGCCGCCGCGGCCGTATTCGTCGAGGACGGCGCGGACCTCGGCCTGGTCGAAGCCGGGCAGGTCGAGGAGGTCGTTGAGTTCGGCGCGGGTCAGGCGCGATTTCTCGATGACGTTGGCGTTGGCGATGTCCGCCACGCCCGGCGTAAACCAGATATCGAAGGGGGATATCCGGCTCCACACCATCTTCGGGATCTGGCGCACCAGCGGCTGGCCGTTGTTCCACTTGACCTCGGGCGCGATGCGCACGGTGGGGCCCTTGATGCAGGCGAACGGGAAGATCGGAAGATCCACGATGAATTCGGCCAGGGCGTGATAAAATCCACCCTCGCGCAGGATCTCCTCGATCCTGTCCTCGGCGGTCTGGGCCTGGTCGGCGGCCTTCTTCTTGGCGGCGTCGGAGGCCGACGCCATGAGGGCGGCGCGACGCATCTGGACGTCCTGCGGGGACGGGGCCTGGCCGGTCGTCTGCATGATCATCTGCTGCTCGTGGGCCATGAGCGCATCGATCTTCTGGACGATATCGGGCGGGACGTCGGGATCGGCCGGCGGGCGAATCGACCAAGGGCGGTCGGAGCCGAGATAGATATCGCGCAGGAGCGAGGAGGCGGCGCGGCACTTCTGGGCGGACAATCTTGCGAAAACCTCGGACCCCCCAAACTTCTTCACTTCCTGGAACTTGGTTGGCGAATACTGGCCGTTGAAGGTGCGCAGGGCCTCGAGCAAGCGATTTGACCAGCCGGCGGCGGTATTGCGGTGGTTACGGAATATTTCGAACTGTGAACGCACCCAACCAGCTAAAGCCGGTGGCGCTGGTTCTGGCGGTGCAGCGGCCTGAGAGCGAGCGAGTTGCTGAGCTTGCAGGTGAGCCTCTAAAGCGGCGGGCGGGACGACCTGAAGCACGCCTTGTTGTTGGCCTAGAGGATTAACCGCCATGGACATGGACCTGAGTACGGCGCGTTATACCGGCACAGGCGCGGCTACAAAATTTTGCCCGGCCGACCATCGCTTGGTTGACATAACGTAGCTTACCACAAACGATGCACGCAATATCCACCCCAGATCGCGGCAGCCCTCGGGTGTGATCCGCTCGGCGGGACACGCCCGAGCATTCCAGGCTACAATATTTTGCCTTGGAAAAATGGACCGGCGGCACATACCGCAGTTTACCACATACAAGACAGGCAATTTCTTTACCGGAAGGTTCAATATGACGACCTTTGTTAGTGCATGCACGGCTGCAATATTTAGCTGCGGCCAATTCGAAAGGTTGCTTGTAGCGTATCTTGCCGCATACGGCACAGGGGATTGCCCGCCCGGACCGAAGTTGCGGTCTGGATACCAACCCTTTGATCTCCGGATGCTCAAGCGCATGACATGACGCGCAGAGAACCTCGATGTTGGAAGGATCTGTACGCCGTTCCGGCGCTTTGGCGTAATGCTCGATATGATGTCCGCACAAATTCTCCGTAGAACCGCACCGTTGACACCGTGCGATCTCCCGCACCTTCCTGCGCACGACGGCATTCTCAGCAGCGCTACGTTCGGCAATGCCACCTTTCCAACCAGGATGCTTAGAGCCGCCGCCTCGAAGGCGACCGGCCGTATAGCAATCCTGCGAGCAAAAAAGCATCTTATCATCGCGCCGCTTCCGGCGCTGAAACGTTTGTCCGCAATGCTCACAGGTGCCGGTTAAATCGACCATACTGGCATCCTTAGCCGATAAATCTTGCTGACGCTTGTCATTTCAAGCCATAGAATGCTCTCCCATGGCCCCCGATAGCAAACCACCAGACGCCGACACTAGGACCTGCGCCCTGGATTCCATGGACGAAGTTGCCGTAGCGAAGCTCGCCCGCGAGATGGCGATGGCGATCCGCAGTTATAGGGTTATTTTCGCGGATTTTGGCATCAGCGAGCAGGACTTCTACGAGATATCCAAGCTGCCGTTCTACAAGCGCGCGTTCGAGCAGTTCACGCTGGAATGGAATTCGGCGCTGTTGACCAACGAGCGGATCAAGCTGACAAGCGCGGCTTATCTGGAGCAGGCGCTGCCGCGGCTGGGCGCGCGGATGATGAGCGACGAGTCGCTGTCGGCGGCGACCGAGGTGGCCAAGCTGTTTTCG